AAGTGGACAAAATATTGGACCCTTTGTTTTTTTGGATCGTTGGGCGCATAGTTCCTTCTTATCGAAAGAACCGTTCCACTACCTTCATCGATTGTTACAATGTAAGGTAGTTTGATACCAGATGGCTCGCCATCTGGACCAAGATCTTCGAAGCCTTCTAAATCTAGATCGACATGACACTCAAGAAGAGTATACATCGTTTGTTGTTTTCCAGATTTTTTAGTGCCTTCTAATTCTTTTTCTTTTTTAGAAACTTCATCATTTGTTGTCATCGCTGGTGGACCTAACTCTACATCAGAATAGAAACCAGCAACTTGTTGTTTTCTTAAATCATTTTCAGATAATTTTATAACGTGTATAATCGATTCGGCATCATCTAAACTGTTAGCTGTGTAGGGCACAATTAAATCATCAGCAGGTATAAATTTAGATACCGCTCTACCCATCATCGAATCATAGTAAACTTTTTTAAATGTAGAACCAGCTAGTGGTAAATGAAATAACATCGAATCAAACTCTGGCTCATACTCTTTCATCTGATCCATGATTTGATAGTTCATGAAATCTTTAACACGCTGCGCTTGTTGTTCTTTTGCAGGCGTAGGGTTTCCAAGTATCTGTGTTCTTACTGGACCGTCTGCTGGTAATAGCTCTTTGTATGCTGTGGCTTGGAACTGTGTAACAGCTTCTGCCAACACTGGGTGCGTTGCACCTGAAGCTCCTTGAAACGGTTCCGTTCTATTTTCGTATTTAAATCCTAATAGGTCAAGTCCTTCTGTGTAAGATCTTTCCCAATCTTTTCTAGACATTTTATAATCTAGATAATTTGTTTTCATCTCTGTGCCTAGAGGTTCTAAAACATCTTCTGGTAAGATATCTGCAAGATTGTCAAAATGTGATTCGGT